GTCATTGATCATTAGTGGTCTCCTCGCTGATGGTTTTTTAGTGAAATTTGATTATAATCCACTCAGCCGCTTTGGTCGGCGGCTAATCAGTCAGTTCCTCGCTGGCATCCAAAGCCCCCAATTTCAGCTTCGGCGGATTTTGGGGGTTTTTTATATCAATCTGCCTTACGCGAATCTCTGACCGTGGGTTATTTTTATCCAGCCCCCAATATAAAATTTGTCGCTTGATTTGTCTATCGTTTTTGTAAATGTGATTTTCCATGCAGTCAAAAATGAGACTGGGATCGAGGTCTGGCCGACGACTCGCGTAGTAGATGACTATTTCTACCTCCAGATCGCCCTCCATCAGAGGGTCCAGCTTTGGACATTGTGTTTGGAAATCAATGACATAACGCCTGGCAGGCGCACTCTTGATGAACCTGGGCTTCCCACCATTGATTACCAGTTTTCGGCTATTCGCTTTTGAGTAAGGTTGCCCGTAGATAGTGAAGGCCAACTCTTTTTGTTCTTTACTTTGCAACGATGAAACCTCTATACTGCGTACTTTGGTTCACCAAACAATGCGACAGGATGGCTGTATTATGAAGATTGAAAAGGGGGTTCCTCTCCCTCCGAGACTGAGCAAAAGGGTAGAAGTCGGACCTCTGCCGCTTGCCAACATGAAAGTCGGAGATTCGATTCGGGTAGATGCGAAAAATGTGCATGAGCTTGAGAGGAAGTATAACGCTTGCCGAATAAGGTACCAAAGATTTACTCGCAAAAACCCGCATATAAAATTCAGAATCTGCAAAGATTCCGACTCAAAAGGACCGTATCTTAGAATATGGCGGGTTTCTCGTGCCAGTTAATAACGACCTGAATCTTCTCGAACCCATCTATAAGGCTCTTGCGCATGACGGTTACACATCCGGCGGCGCTGACATTACACCAACGACCTGGATCGGTAGCCCCCGGATAGCGCAGCTAGTGAAGGCTCACCGCGATGAGATTGAGGAACCGATCAGTAAAAAGGTCTTCAGTGCGCTGGGAACCGGGTTCCACAACATCATGGAGAACGCTGTCGGTGACGATGCCATTACCGAGGAGCGCGTCTTTTGGGATCACCCAAGCGGGTTAACGGTCTCAGGGGCGATTGACCTTCAAATCATCAAGGAGGATGGCACGACGATCCTTGTAGACTACAAGGTGACTGGAGCCTATGGAGTCATTCTCAACAAGCAGAACGGCGGCGTAAAACCAGATTGGGAACAGCAACTAAATTCTTATCGATATCTCCTGCAAAATGCCAAGGACATCGAGGTATCAGAACTCTACATTTTGACTATTCTGAGAGACTGGAAGAAATCGGAAGTCGGAAAACCGGATTATCCTGATGCTCCCATTATGCAGATCCCCGTGCCGATATGGTCTTGGGAAGACGCTGAACTATATGTAGAAGACCGAATTGCCCTGCATCAGCAAGCGGCCTACTCCGCTCTTATTGGCGAAGAACTTCCGCTGTGTACGGCGGAAGAGATGTGGGAGCGACCGGAGAAGTTCGCAGTGATGAAGTCTTCTACTCACAAACGCGCCAGCAGATTACTCGACTCAATGGAAGGGGCTATCGAATGGGCCGCTGATCCGACAAACGGGATGGGGTCCAAACACATCATCGAACATCGTCCCGGCAAACGAGTTCGCTGCGAAGACTGGTGCGAGGTTGCACCGTTTTGCAGTCAGTACAAAGAATATGTGGAGCAGAACCAATGACGATATTTGATCTCGACAAATCGATCACAATTGAGTTCCACAGCGAAGACAGAATTGAACGAAAGATGCTGGGCTTGTGGCAGCTTGAACCCTTTAAGACAGTTAACATTGGTATGAAATTAGTTGGTGAGAACGTGAAGATCACCATGAATGAACATCATGTTACGGACATAAGTTTTCTTATGTTTGACCAATTGGCTGTCCACGAACTGGCCGACATAATTATTAAAGCAGCTAAAGAAAAATTTACTTAGGAGAAATGTGTGAGCGAGGAAACGACCTACCAGAAAATCTGGCAGACACTCAGCAGTGTGGACTGCAATGAGCATACCGAAAAGAAAGGAAACCTGACCTATCTGAGTTGGGCGTGGGCGTGGGGAATTTTGATGGAGCACTACCCCGGCGCGACTTTTGAATTTGCGGATAACGAGACCCATGCCGATGGGAGCATGACGGTCCACTGCACCGTAACCATTGGCGAATGCCAGCGATCCATGTGGTTGCCCGTTATGGATTACAAGAATGCTGCAATCAAGTCACCGAATGCGAGGGACATCTCTGACAACAAGATGCGCTGCCTGACAAAGACCCTGGCCCTGATGGGCCTGGGTCATTATATCTACAGCGGCGAAGATATCCCAAGCTCAAGCAAACAGCCTGAAAAGCCAAAGGCTCATAAAGCAAAACCGAAACAATCATCAACACCGATGGAGACACGCATGGCAAAACAGAAAGAACTCGTAGCTGGTGCCACTCAAGAAAACATCGATGAGGTGATGGATTTTGTTTTCAAAACAATTTTTTATTTTGCGCTGCCGCCAGAAGGCACAAAAGCAAAACCGGGCGACCCGGAAACGGTCGCCGGGTGGATCGACCAATTCACGAGCAGTAACGGCAACAAAAAGACGTTGGTCGAACTCTATAACGCTGGATTCAAAGAGGAAATTCAGGCGCTGAACAAGCGGCTGGACAAAATTCGCGTTCTTAAAAAAGAACAACTCTACACATTGCTGCGAGAGCAGAAGGAGAAAGGAAATGTCTGACAAATATCCCAAGTCTCAACAGGGTGGCCTCTGGCGTAACAAAACCGCTAACGAGTCAAACAAGCAACCACCATACAAGGGACACCTCGTTGTCACTGAGGAGATGCTGAAAACTCTGGTCGTTTTGATGCGAAACGACGGCTGGGAAAAAAACGGGCAATCGCCCGATCTTGGGCCGCGCATTAACCTGGCGGCGTGGCTGAACACGGCGAAGGAAAGCGGAGAAAAGTACTTCCGGGTATCTGGTGATGTCTATTATCCACAACAATTTGATAGCTTATTCGATAGCAGCGCCAAACCCCAGGACGACCCCACTCCAGCCCCTGTTGAAGACCCGGATGATGACTTCCCGTTCTGATTCGACATCAACGCGCCTTGATGAAATGCGCGAACAGGTCTCAGCGTTTCATGCTGACCATCCTGAAGTCTGGGACTTGTTCGTGCGGTTTACGATGGACAGGATCAACAAGGGCTTTACCAACTACTCAGCGAAAGCCATTTTTGAGCGAATACGATGGGAGGTAGATTCTGTCGGCGCTGACGGGAAACTTGAGTTCAAACTCAACAACAACTGGCCTAGCTTCTATGCAAGGAGATTTATGAGAATGTATCCACAGCACGATGGATTCTTCAGAACAAGACGACAGACAAGCCAGGAAGATTATGCAACCAATATGTCGCCGCTGACTCCCAGAGATTATCAGTGAGCGATTATTTTGAAATCCCCGAACGACCACTTGATCCACCCGAACATTGGAATTGCGAGGAGTGCGGCAATCATTTCTACCCGGACGAGAATGAAGAAACAGCAGAAGACGAGCTTGTGCTTTGCTACGAATGCAAATCGTTCGATGGCTGAACTATTACCAAAAATCGATAAAGGCATTCCGATGCCGTCTGCTCGATTTAACGAGGGCCATCCTTTTTCTGTTCTGCGAAAGCTCGAAATTGGAGATTCGGTCTTTTTCAGGGGAGTAACATCAGGCAACAACGCCTATAAGGTGCTATCAAACAGGATGTCGTACCTGAAGAACACCCAAGGATTCATGCTCACTGCAAGATCGGTTGTCGAAGGTGGATCGAAGGGTGTCAGAGTCTGGAGGAGAGCATGATGACCAATAAGCGGAGGAAAAATCAGAAAATGGGTAATCCACTAAATGAGCAGATCGGCGGTAATCACTATAAAGATTTATCCATTCAGCCTTTCGAGTTCATCGAGCGAAACAACCTTGGATATGGAGCAGGGAATGTCATCAAATATCTGTGCCGCTACAAAAGCAAGGGCGGCATCGAGGATTTGCAGAAGGCTCGTCATTACATAGATTTGCTCATTCGTCTGGAGAAAGCCTTATGAACTGCTGGCACTGCAAGGCAGAACTGATTTGGGGTGGGGATCACGACCTTGAAAAAGGAGAGGGTGTTTTATCTGACAAATACCTAATTGAAACAAATCTTTCATGCCCTGAGTGTGAAAGTTTTATTTTAGTTTACTACCCCAGAAACAGAGAAAAAAATGAGCGAACCAATTGAAATAAACCACCCTGAAAAACTCCGCAAACGTCGTGCTGCTGCCGTCAGAAGGATTCTCAACAAAGACAATCTGCCACGCGATATGCGGCGATACTGGACTAATGTTCTGGTTGCGATAGCCGGATGGGAGCTAGAGAAGCGATATATCAGAAGGGATGGCGAATAGATGTATTGCTCGTGCGGCGGAGAAATGAAAGACCACAAAATACAGCGGAACCTGCGGATCGTGGCTGAATACCAATCCTGCAAGGGATGCGGCAGAGTCCATTGGATGTGGGCCGGACCTGAGATCGACCGGAAGAAATATCCGCTGGCACCAAAGTTCGTCACTGAGATATCAAAATGAAATAATCCCAAAGGTCAACCCTTTAGGATTTTATTTCACTCTGTTTCATTACGCAAATCAGGATGGCTTAGATAAGCCGTTTTTTTTGCGCAAACCAAAATCGACCACTCTGCACCCCGCATACTTGCTGGGTTCATTTTACTTTTCCCAATGAAAACAACGACCTAAGTCATTGATTTAGGTGTCCATGGTATAATATGTATGTAGAACAAAGGCTTATCGCTCTTTAACAATGTGGATAGACAAAGAAAAGCCCCGCATGGTGCGGGGCTGGATTTCGTGGGAGAAATCGTATGAAAGATGGTACCACAAAGCTCGACCTGAAGCGTTATCGTGATTCCGAGCAATGTCGAAGTGCCCTGATCGTCAGCACCGGGCGCAAGTGGATGAAGGTGCTGGTTGTCGAGGCTGGCAAACTGAAGATAGTTCGCCGCCGGTTATCAGACATGAAGTACATGGAATCGATTGAAAGCAAACAGCGCAAGACGAAAGCAACATTGCGACGAATGGCTAGACGCCGCGGAACCTCCCGAGCAGTCAGAACTTTTGTGAGGGGAATCCGATGAGGCTAAACACTCTAAAATCGAAAGGCTGGAAGAAGATAAAGTGGTGTGGCCCTGTGGCACTGGCTATGCTCACCGGACGCACGTTGAAGTTTTGCCACAACAAGTTGGCACGACTGGAAGGGAAGGAGCCTCGCTATCTGAAAGGCGTCAGAACCAACAGTATGTTGGCGGCGCTACGGGAAATGGGGTTCAGAACCAAGTGGGTGGACACCAGGCCAGTCTGTGCGATATCCGGGCTACCGGCTTGGCATTCCAAGATGACCCTACGCAAGTATATCGAGGAGGTACAGACGACCGACCACTTCCGAGGCGTCATGCTGGTCAACGTCACTGAGCACTTCGTTGTCATCAACAAAGGCATGGTGGCCGATAATCATATAACGGTGCCGGTGCCTGTTCGAGAACACCCGGCGTGGCGCAAAAAGATTGACGGCGGCGCTTGGGTCGTGGAAAGGAAGCAGAAAGAGCGGAAATAACACTTGGGACACCTTCGGGTGTCCCTTTTTTTTGATCCGCAACTTAGGATTTTATTTCACTGCCCAATGATCGGCTAAGTGAGCAGCGTGAATAGCCTTACCTGAGAGGGTAAACACTGCCAGCTTCTCAGACTTGCCCTTCACCTCGATGGTGTCCAGAGGCTTGACCAAATCAGGAACAGCTTTCGCGGTATCCTCGCCAATGAGAACATTTTGAACGTACTTCCTGGTGCTCGATTCCAGTCTGGCAGCGACATTCACCGAATCCCCGATGGCTGAATAATCAAACCGCTTGTCTCCCCCGACATTGCCGATAACGCAGGGGCCGGTGTTGACTCCGATACCAATGCCCATGCGAGGCAAGCCTTCTGCTTCTATTTCCTGATTGAGCTTTTCCAAAGCTACCAGCATCATTGCAGCACAGGTAACAGCCCGTTCCTGGTGGTTATCGCAGTCAACTGGTGCGCCCCAGAAAGCCATCACGCAATCACCCATGTACTTATCTATGGTGCCATCGAGGGACAGCACCACATCGGTCAGGGCTGAGAGCAACCTGTTAATTAGAGTGACAAGTCCCTGCGGATCGTTGTTGTTCTTGAAATGCTCTGAGATAGGGGTGAAGCCCACGATATCGCAGAACAGGAAACTCAATATCTTGGTATCCCCTCCAAGTTTCATCAGACTGGGATCATCCACTAGCTGCTGAACTAATTTTGGGGAGACATACGTCCCGAACATCCCCTTGATCTGTAATTTCTGTCGATATTCGCTAATCATCCTCTGCCCAACACCCACCGATCCCACCACCAGGCTTGAAAGCACCGGAAATGCAGCGTCTACCAGCATACCTAGACTCAGATAGCCCCAGACGGAGCCAGAGGCCGTTAGAGCGCCGATTCCAATGATCCCTGCCGGTACAACCAAAACAGGAAGATATCGCGCTGACCACGCCGTAAGAAGGCCAAAAATCAGGACAACCAATATTTCAGCGCCTAATGCCCAGTCAGGTCGAACAGGCGAGGTTCCGGCCAGTAAAGTCTCAAACAGGGTGGCCTGAATTTCATGGGGATACATGAGTCCCCGTGGAGTAGGTACGAGCGGGGTAATGCCAGCCGCAGTTACACCGACAAAGATGATAGTTCCATTGATAGGTTGCTGGGCAAACGTGGTTCCCCAGTCTATCCATACCCTGCCTGCTGCATCGGTATTGATGGTATCGAAGCTAGGCACCCTGACCGCCTCTATGCCTGTCTCAGATCCTCTGACCTGGTAGGAGGGGTCTCCGGCCAGTCCACGCAGGACATCAAGCCCAAGGGCCGGGTACAGACTCTCCCCAACTCTGACCACCATCGGCACTCTGCGGACCAGCCCATCTACCTCTGGAGCGGTATTCACTACTCCCGTACCGACAGCCGCTTCTTGCAGCACAGAAACATTAGGCAGGATGCCCGAATAATTGATGGCATTCTCATTGACCTGACCCAGCGTGGCTACGCCGATGTGCCAGCCGTCCTGCCGATCCGTGTCGGCTGTGGCTACCGCAGAGAGGAATGTCGGCATCCGGGCCATGCTCTCGGCAAACTCGGAATCGCCACCAAAGCGGTCTTCTTCTGGAAACAGCACCGAATACACCACGGCCGCAGCGCCTGCATCGAAAAGATTTTGATTAAGCTGTGCAAGCTGCTGCCTGGGCCACGGCCATTGACCGCCGTCTGCTAATGCGGCTTCGTCAATGTTGTAGAGGGAGATGTTCTGGCTTTCGACCGGCTCTTTAATGGTTAGCAGCGCATCGAAGTATTTGAGTCTCAGGGTCTCGACAGGCCACGGATCAATGACCCGAAAAAGCAATAACGCAGCCAGTAAAGTTAGCAGAGTTTTCAATGCACCTGAAACTCATACCATTCGATAATCGAATCCCAGGGGATGACCATAGGAGCATTGACGATTCCCGGTGCCTTCTCATACAGATCAGTAGACAAAATAAGACATTCCTCATTATCTTTGGAAATCACATAGCCCATTGCAGATCGCAGAACCGGCAAAGAATTATCCTGGTCTTTAGACAACATATTTTCCGGGCTGATCCAGGCATCTTGCCAGACAACCTCAACAATCTGTCTTTTGTTCAAATTTCCTGACATTACCGCTTTTTCCCGGCGCTCTTTGTTCTCCTGAACGACCTGTTCTTAGCCTTGGAAGTCACCTTCAGGTTGCTGGCCTTTTTGTTTTTGGGGTTGCCGTCCTTATGATGTACGTCCTTTCCGTCACCTTTCGAGACCCTGCCCCTCTTTTTCATCGCAGCACGACTGGAATTACGGGCAGCACGACGCTTCTTCTGCTTTTTCTTGCCCTGGTAATTATCGTATTCCTTCCGATAATTCCTTTTCTTTTTCTTTTTAGCCATCTGCGCCTCCTAGTCGTACTGATTGATGGTAATGGTCTTGTTGCAGTTTGTCGTGCAATCAAACACCGCAATATAGGACTTTGCGCTTACACCGCTCTGCGTAGCGTTAACGGTATAGTTCCCTTGCTCCACGCGAACATTGCCAACGTGCGCCCCGTCACCTGATTGCGTCAGGTTGACCGTTGAGTTATCAGACGGGTTGTTCCTGAACTCAATATCCCCGTCTTTGTTACCGCTGCCTGACTGCGTGATCGTCGCATCGTTGTTGTTGCAGTTGTTGCATGACTTGATATACGCATTATGATCGCCGCTGCCTGACTGAGTTGCTGTCCAGGTTGAATCATCCCCGAAGGCATAGAACTTCGCGTAATGTTCTCCCGTTCCTGATTGGTTGATCGTGTAGACATTATCATCGCCTGACATATAGATTTCAGCTTCCTTGTCATCACCCGTTTGCGTGATTGTCATTTCGTTGTTGTCTTCATCGGCATCTATGTAACCAATATTGTCATTGCCATCCTGATTTATCGTGTATTCATTCCCGGTATGGTTTGTGTACTGAGAATAGGCTTTGGCAAGATTTCCGGTCCCGTCCTGGTCTATGTCAATCGTGGCACTGGAGCAGGTATGCGTAGCATAGGTTCCATTCGACAATCCGCACCACACGCGAGCGGTATTGCCTGACCCGATCTGGTCGATGTAGATACTGGTATTGGAACCCTTGGTGTCTATCTCGATTGAATTATCTGACGCAAAAACAGGCAAACTAAGGAGACTGATTAATATAAATCGCATTATCGCCCCCTCCGTTCACGGTGATATCGAGCTTCTTGCCTGCGGTCATCACCATGATGTTATAAGAATTTCCCTTATCAAGCTCAAGGTCGAAAGTGTTCTCAACGCTTCTGAAAATCGTCAGCACCTCACCTTCGACAAACGTGTACGTCTGGTTCTGCTGATCGAATCCCGGCAGGATACCCTCCAGTTCTACGCCACCTATCTCGGCTACCTCTTTTTTATCGGTTGCCGATACCTCGATAATGTTCAGCAAGTCAGTCAGGAAATCGACGTTCAGCAGGTCAATATCAAGTCTGCCAAGTTCGTCCTGTAACTCATCCTCGTCCAGTTCGTTCTCATCAAGTTCTGTTTCTTCCAGCAGATCCACATCTAGGATGTTAGAGGCCGTACCTGACTGCTCATCAACCGCTTCCACAATCTCATCAGGTGGACTGACAATGAGCAGGTTATCAATGAACCCCAGTGTCATATTTGACAAAACAACGGGCCGTGTCGGAGCCGCCTCTGAAACGGTCGTCATCGTTGCCTGAAACGGCTGGTTAAGAACCACCACGCTGGCAGTGGTTTCTACCGTTATCTCGCCGCTGGCACTGCCGTCTTCATTGGGCAGCAGGATAACCAGGCTTCGGCCTATCTCATCTACGGTCGTGGTGAAGTCAGTACCTCGTATCGCAATGGTTGCCGTAGGGGTGCGGATACTGATGTTCTCACGGTTAATACGCCCCAGCGCACCTGTAAGGAACCTTGCCGTACCACTCGCCATGTTAAGAGCCAGCCGGGAACGGGACGGGTCAGGATCAAAAACAAAATCATCTATGACAATCTTGCTGTGCTCAGTAAGCCTCAGAACAGAATCATCGAGGAAGGATATCGCCATCCTGCCATTACCAGTACGCACATCATCGTAACTGGCAATGCCGAGTTCCAGTTCTGCTATGAGAGAATCCGTCGTGTCCTGACGAACAACCTCACCAACGCCTCTAAGCTCAGTGATTTCACCGACTTGAGCATTAACTGCCAGTGGAAAAAAAACTAACAGCCACTTGTGCATTGGTCAATGTCAATCACACCGCCAGTAGTCACCGCAACAATATCCAATATGCCTGAAGTGCTGCCGCCTGAATTGGTCTGGTCAATGTCGATATTGTTGGTATTACCAGTGATGTCAGCGGTGATGCTGTGGTTCGCGTTTCCGGTTTGAGTCGTGTCAATGTCATTTGAGTCGCCGTCCACATCCCAGTTGTTTGTTCCACCAACCACCTCACTGACCAGATTCAGATTGTTAGACGTTCCGGCAATTACGATGTCGGTATTTCCAGACGTTGCTGTTGCAGCCGCTCCCTGGGTGAATGTAAGGACGTTGGAGTCCCCCGTCGCGGCGAAATCGAAATCACTGCCAGCCGTATCCCCCGTCCCTCCAACTGCAAGAGTCTGGGTATTTGAGTCACCTGTGCTTGTCAGAGTAAACGAACTGCTGTTCCCTTGAGCGATTGACGCGGCAATGACATTTGAGTCACCGATTTGATCTACGTCTACAACCATGCTCGTTCCTGACAATGAGACTCTTGTCTGAGATGTTCCGACCACGTTAGAGTTTCCGATCTGGTCTATATTCATCGTCAGGGCCGACGATCCTCCCGATTGCGTGATATATATCGAGTTGTTGGCGCTATACGCAGATACCGCATAAGCAAATGAATACAAAAACAGCAGATATGCTGTACAGGTTTTAATGATGTTCCTGCTCATCTTTAACCTCCCGTGGAGTAATCCCACAAATCCTGTTCAATACCCTGGTGTATTATCTCCAGAACCGCCTGCTCAATTGCGCTTCTTACAGCGTATGTCGCTGTTTCATTCCTGGCTGCTCCGGCTTCCACCTCTATCAATTCAGTACCATTTTCTGTAAACCTGAAAGTATCAAATCCCGTTGATGTTGAATATACCTGCTTACTGGTAATCACATTCAGCAACACCTGTCCGGTCTGCACCAGAACGGCCCTGAGCGCCACTGTAACCTCGTCTACGCGATACTGATTACTAACCCCTATGCCAAGGTATCTCGCCCCTATACCGCCGCTTATGAGGTTTGT